AGTCTGCTCACCATGTTGGATTGCCAGATAGTGTGTCCAACCTAGCAAAAGCATGACAAGAATGCCTAGGATTGCCTTAGGATTGTTTAGGCCTCTTTGAAGAAATAATACTATGCCCATCCTTGTTTCCTTTGGTTGTAACGTTGCCATGCGATATACCCGCACAGGCCTACGATTGCGACGAGCAATACTGGAAGGATCCAATCTCCTAGAGAATCTACGCCTGACTTAAGGCTAGCTAGCGTGTTGATCTGGTCAGCTGCTGCAACTAGAGCAGTACTTCCTGCGGCTACGCTTGCTTTATTAATAGAGCTAGCGCCGAGTGAGCGTTCTCCATCTACAGCTTGCGGCATCTCAGGAGGCTGTTCAGATTCCAGAGTAGTGTCATCCTTGAGATATTCTGCGGCCTCAATTGCTCGCCTAGCCGTGAGACCTGTGCTGACTGTCCCATTAGCCATATTGAAGAGACCGAAAGCACGAGAAGCACTTAAATAGTCGCCTCGATTATGAGCCTTCACTACACTAGATCTGGCAAAAGCCCCTACTCCGATATTCCAAGCCAATGACATCATCGCATCAAACTGGTTTTGTGTAGGTGTAATCTTTAAGGCACGATTGACAGCGGCTTCATATTCCTGGATTATAATGTCAAGCTTAACATTAGCTTCAGCTCGCGTCGTTCGGCTAGTGCTTGTCACACCTTCAGTAAACCCATAGCCGACAGTCCATGGTCTCGCGTCTAGCCCTTTAAACTTCTCAGGGATTGCGATTTCTGAGAAGGGCTTCCTGCCATAGTCTTTCGACCTGAAGGCCTTTGCTAGAGCGCTCGCAGGGTCAGGATAGGCATATTCTCTGAAGGCTTCTGCTGCCTTGATCTTGTTTTTCCCTTGGGTCGATGTTTTCATTTATACCTCTAGATCACTGTGAAGTGAATTAATTCGGCTGTGGTTTGCCAGAACGGATTGCATTGGTGTCTCGCATATAAGGTAATAACCCCAGGCCTGTTGTTTGGCAAGCTCCAAGGGCCCCATATCTGGAAACCCACTTCACGGGTTTTTGTGCGATCACCGCTAGCATCCTCCATAAACGTAATAGGTATGAGTGCTTTACTTGAGTCATACGCGATTACTTGTATAAATTCACAATCTCTCCGCTTGTGCATAGTTCCAGATATTACAACTTTACTAACATCTACTTTCGTATCTGTAATGTTAAAGTTAGTTATGACAGGAAAGAAACGCACATCTACCTGCTTCAGTGCAAATAAAAACAACACTGCCAGCAGAAGCGGCAACAGATGGTGCACAAATCGTCTCACTAGGTTCATCACTTGATCCCCATTTTAAACTTACTAAACTCTAGCAGCATGCCACCTAACCATAGCAATGTCAGCCAGAGGCCGCTTGTGATAAGTGTCTTTCTAACGTCTTCATAAAGTTTCTGCCGTTTCTCTTTAGCTGTCATTACTTCTTCGTGAAACTCTCTATGTGCTCTCGGGTCTTCTTTTGGAAAGCCCTCCGTATTAGCCTTAGATACTTTTTCTAAAATAGAAATCCGCTCGGCATGGTCATCGAGTCTGGCGGCTTGGGTTTCTTTAGACTCCATCTAAATACCTTTCTTTTATTTCGCATATATCTCCTAAAGGAAACCCCCGAAGGGGTTCCTGATTACCACATAATGGCTTCGATTTGTTCTTTGGTTGTTGCAGCAGCTAGTTGTGTCTTTAAGTTTTGCGCATGCAAAAAGTTAGCCTGTCCTTGCGCTACCATCGCTAGGTAGAAGTCAGTCCATGCAGACACATCTGGAATTGATACATAAGTATTATCCATGCATTTCCAACCGCCAGGAAAGTTAGCGGGCAGTGCTGATGTTATGGCGACCTCCCCATTAACCCCATCGATATCGGAACGGCTCAGCTCATCACAAGCAATTTGCTTCGCCTGATAGGTAAAGGAAGATCTGTTTGCTTTTAAACGCGATTCATTTATCTCCTTGTTTTTAGTTGCTCTGATAGCGGAGATCGGTCTATTGTCTTCCCAAACGCTTGTAGTAAAGTTAAATTCGGAATTATTGTCTGGCTTTGGCGGAATGTCGACCACAGCGCCACCCACAACTCTTTTGGACTCGAAATCTACATAACCTAGTATAAATGATTCACCAGCGCTATGATTTGCTGCGCTTATCTCACCTGACAGACTTAAATGTTTAATTATCTTACCTGTAGCCGTCTCGTATATTGAGTATTCCATTTATTTCTTAGTCTCCATAATAAATAATGCTGGATACTGATATTTTCCTCTCCAACCATATACCCCGTCTTGGTCAGCGCTAGTATGATACAACGTTGATGCGTACTTAACTTGCAGTGTAAACGTGTAGGTGCCAGCAGCTATATATTGAGTAGACATCTGGATATTATTAGTTACACTTCCGGAGGTTGTGCCGGTGTAATTAATTCTAAAGTCTACGATATCCGAGGTGCTATTACCTCCGAGCTTTATTCCATGTATAGCTAGCCCACCCACTAGCGTAAACACCTTAGCTCCCGATAGGACCACACCTGGTATGGATAAAACGGATTGCCAATTGTCGTCAGGTGTCAAGTAATAAAGTGGCCCGTTGGCGCCAATAGACTGTGTCACTGCATTGTTAGCAATCTTAAGAGTATCTACTGTCAAATCACGTATATAGGTTGGCGATAGTCCTCCTGAAGACAGAATTATGTTACCTGAAGCGTCTTTGATCGTGAGTCCGCGTGTGTCTATCGACTCAGAGGCAATAGTACCTTTCACTATCAGACTGCCATCGATTACATTTGCATTTGAAAGCCAGACAGTACCAGACCATATGCCAGAAATGGACACAATTGGGCTCCAGAAGCTTCTGACGACCCTGCCGCTCGTGTCTACCATACTCAGCGTGTAACCATCGGACATCAAGCCTGTGAAGTTGTTTGTAGTTGTAAGAGTCGGCAGGATAGCGGTGTTGATATACGTCGTCCACGTCTTACCGTCGTAGCTGACACTTGCCTTGCTAGCACCACCGACGACTACAAACTGCTGATCGAATATAAGCCGGTGGCAGGCAGCGCTGGCAAACAGCGGGTCGCTACCTTGCGTCCAGGTGGTGCTCGTCTCTGAGTAGAAAGAGCGCGCGGTATCTGTAACAGCCAGCCATACTCCGTTTCCTCGGGCCAGTCCGGTGACAACGCCGGGAGTAACACCTGTGGCAAAGAAGTTTGCAGCCTCTGACCACGTCTTGCCGTCAATACTGCTATAAAAACGTAGGTTGTTGCTAGCGTCAGTCGCTGCAGCTACAAACAATCCCTCACTGAAAGTGATAGCACTGAAAGCCAAGACCCCCGATAGACCGCTTACGGTAGTCCAAGCAGCACCTGTAGCCGAGTACCTCAGTCCAACACCGGCTGTCAGGCTGCCAGCCGCTACATAATACTTCTGACCTGTTGGCAACCCCCCGTACGCGAGACCTTTCGCGCTTGTCAGTCCTGTTACAAAGGATGCAGCTGAGCTCCCAGGAAACACTGTAACGTTACCGTTCGCTTTTAGTAGGTATGGAGTGCTCTCAATCACAACTACACTATTTGTATTGCTAGCTGCATTCGGGTCCGCCACAAGCGAAGGAGTGTAAGTCGTACCTGTCATTACGCCCGCAGTGTATGTGTCAGTCGTTGGATCGTTCGTATAGATGTTAGTGGTCGTTACAATCCAAACTGCACCAGTATCGCCACGCTTACAGGTCCCCACTACAGTGCCCAACAGCGTGTTGGCTAACTGAGCAGTCCCTGTTAGATTAGGCTTGTTGACAAACGTCACCTTATCCCCAAACTGCAGATAGTTTGTGCTAGACGAAAGCCCCAGCTTGGTGCATAGAGCTGTCGTTGCTAATGTGTCGGCACCTAACGCATAACCGGCACCCTCTGCGATTGCGGTAGAGGTTGTGTTTGTGACGCGAGTTGCTGACCATTTTGCTTTACCAAGCAAGCGTCCAGGATACGCGTATACAGCCTGGTCGTATGCGACAGCTTCTATAGAGCCTCTAGCGCCTGCAGCGCCATTGGCACCGTTAGCGCCGTCAGCACCATTGGTACCTGCGTTAGCCTTACTAAAGCTTTGAATCTTAGTGTAGACAGTCGCTACCCCGTTAGCATCTTTTACAGTTATCGTAAAAGTAATGTATGCTGTAGCTTGTGCATCGAGCATGGCACTGGCTGCAGCGAATCTAGCTGTGTTCAAACTAACCGTACTCTGACTGCCTACTGTGATTGAAGTGCCTACAGCACTAATACTGAACTGTGAATTTGAGGCACCCACATTAAGCTGTGTGTTGCCAATCCAAACACGAATATCCGTGCCAGAACCTGTATAGCTGCCTGCGGAGACAACACCTGTAGAGCTAGCAGGAAAGCTAACAGCTTCGTTTGAGAGCACAATAGTAACAGCGCTAGAGCCGCCTGTCATATGGACTAATGTCACCTCGTCAGAGTATATAGAGTTTACCAGACAACGATATCGACGCGAATCAGTAAAAGCTGAGCTCAAAATGTTGAGCTGTGAGATAGGTGCTACAGTCCCTGAAGCGCCTGCAATTGCTGTCCAGACAGACCCGTTCCAGTATTGCCAAGCCCACGCCGTAACCGTGATTCCATACGCAGATGCGTTCAGATTTACAGATGCAGGCACGTATGCTGCACCTGAGTCCGTTCTGGAGAATATCTGCGAGTTGTTGGTAACAATAACATATGCAGCAGAAGTACCACTAGTCGCTTTCGTTATACTCTGGGTCTTCGTGTAAACAGTCGCGATGTTGTTAGCGTCACGGACCGTTATTGCGATTGAGATAGAGGCAATATTGGCAGTAATCGCACTGCTTTGTGCAATCCTGTTTATTAACGAAGTAGGCCTTGACACTGCACCTGCCGTTATCGAAGTAGCAGTGGGAACGATGCTGAAAGTATTAGCTGCAGTTGCTGGGCTAGCTACAGCTGTCAACTGCGTATTACCTATCCAAACTTGTACGTCTGTACCAGAACCTGTGTAATCTACAGTAACACCATCTGATGGCAATACATGTGACTCATTAGATAGTACTATCGTGACCGCATTTGTACCACCAGTAATATGGCCTAGCGTGATCTCGTCTCGATATAGACTATTTACAGTACATCGGAACGTCCTGTACCCGGTAAAGCCACCGCTTGAAACAATTAACGCGCTGGTAGATGAACCAGCCGCCAACCATATTGCGCCGTTCCAATATTCCCATAACCACGTAGTGGGTGTGAAGTTATAAGCACTAATAGACAGGTTTATGCTAGACGGTGCATACGTCGCGCCGGCATCATTTCTAGCGAACAATTGCGCATCATTACTCAGTACGACATACTTTGCCGCAGCCCCATCCACACCTGATAACAGCCTAAATGTATTCCAAGTAATGACTGAGTCTACGGTGCTAGGGTACACTGCACTAACAATTGCAGTGGACACGTACAATGGATCGGTACCTGCAGGTATTGTCACTGAGCATCCAGCTGGAACGGAGGACAACGTAGTTGTGGAGAAATCAAAAGAGCCTCCAGTCGGCGTTGCTGGAACTGTTGCACTTCGAATATAGATTTCGATAGTAGCAACTGATGTCGATACACCAACTGTAGGGGCTATTTTATATAATTCTGCTGAGAAACCCATATCAGATTTCATTCCAGCATTATTTTTACCAAGTACTGCAAATGCGTAAACGCCCTCATTCACTACATTAAACGCTAAAGACTTCTGATTCGACTCTCCGTAATACTTAAAGTTTGAATTATATACCTGTGGCAGATTCAGCATCGCGTCTATCATTTGAGGACGCGTCATCCCTCCGACTAGCTTATCCACCCAATATGCTTTCCCATCAGGGTCAGAAGATCCACCAGTCAAAGCAACATAAACCTTATCTACGAATACTACGTTACTGTCTGATGGCGGGTACAATGCTGCGACCGCAGGGAGTGTCATCGAGTTGGTGATAGCTGCAAGGATACTGCCACTGTTTGCCGGGGTTAATGCTGTCAGCCAATCTTTCACCAACTTCATAGAAGGTGCTGTTTGTGTCAGGACACGATACACTTGATGCAACTTCACAAGCGCTGTATGATCTGCTGTAAGCTCACCTGCAGGTACGATGTCAGTAGCGCCATCAAATGTAGAGCCGCCATACCAATAATAAATACTATAGTTGGTAGCCGCAGTATCTGCACGATCTGACCAAGTTACCGAAGTACCGTCATAAGCAACCAGCGAAGGCGTGTAGAGTGTACTCCCGTAAATTGGCGCTGGGATTACGTACTCATCATCTTTAGCGTTCCATGCAAAGACTTCAGGACGTGTCCTGACTGAGGTAATCGATACAGACCCGTCATTGTTCATCTTAGCTTCTTGCACAATTACATATTCCCCTGGAATATTCATAACAGTGCTTTCGATCTTCAGATGATCGCCTGGCTCGAATATCAGACCTTTAAAGCGTATTGAAAATGAGTAGACAGCAGACACTCGACTTAGCCTTACACGATGCTCGGCTCTTGCCAGTGCATGATAATAGTCTTTGATACCTGGATCATAGAAATCAGCCTCTAGCTTTACATTGTTGTCTTCTGCAAGCATCGCGGCGTATACAGGACCAGTCTTAGGTGGCCATGATACACTATCATCTTTAAAGTCTAATGCTTCATTCGCATATTTAACTATGCAAAAGTTATAACGTTCGGCCGCTGATGGCCACTTGATTTGAAGCGACTCCCTTACAAGATCATCATCCGTGATCGTAGCTGCAAGCTGGATATGGGCAATGTCAACAGGGTACTGTAGCAATAACTTGTATTGCCCGCCAGACCACACAAGCTCAGCACCTTGCATTGTGTCTTTGATCTTGCTAACGTTATCACGTAACGAGTCTTCAGCATCAAGTGAAATGTTACACTCATACAGTTTGAGATCTCGTGGAACGCCGGTGACTGGTGTCCTTAGATCAAAGACAGTCTCAGTAGTGCTATCAATGGTCAATCCGATAGCGCCAGGTCCGCCCGTGTTGTTACCTACTACACGGACAGTGTGCGTACCGACACTCAGAGAGGCAGTGCCTGTGTACGTAGTGGTGAAGCCTCTTACAGTTACTAGTGGCGTGCTACTACCGTCTAGGTAGATAAATCCAGAATTATCTGCGCTACTAGTGAAAGTATGCACACCAGCTACTTTAATTTCAACAGAGAACGTTCTATCAAATGTAAGGTCCTTCTTATTGCTTGTCCAAGCTCCGTGCTCATTCAGCCAATCACAGTAGTTGGGTTCACTGTATGCAACAGTATACTTGCCAGTAGATGTCGGCACCCAGATCCTGCCTTGCGCATTTACATTCGTTTGAACGATCGTGTCGCAAACTTGTGCGGAGTTGTAAAACGACTCTAGATCGATATCAGCAACAAGCATGCCCTTACCGTACATGGGACTCGTCAGATAGTCTAACAAGCAATATGCAGGATTATTAGAATACACCTTTGCAGCAGAAAGTGCGTAGGTATACGCACCAATGGTTCCTGAACGAACAATGGTAAATACTTCCAGTCCTTCAACAAGGGCTCTTACAACGGGCGGTCCAGAGAACTGAGGGGCATCCCTATTGAGCTTAAACACCATGGACAGATACGACATGCTGTTGAAGTACGCAGCAGCGCGTTCTGGGAAGTTCGCAGCCACCATAGGGTCTGCCACACCACCATCTTTGTATGCATTTACACGCATACCTACATTAAGGTCGGGATGGTCAAAATAACGATCAGGGTCAATTGCGACATCGATAATATTGTGAATTTTGCCAAAACACAAAGCTTGCTGTATAAACATGTATTCATGCTTAGAACCAGCGGTGTCTGCTACGAGTGCTGTGGGCGGTAGCGTCCTGTTTACTGTTTGAGGTCCGTTATAGCTGTGGACTGTTTCAGGTGTACTTGTTTCGTATGGACTTCCTGAGAAGAACTGCACAGCAGTCGGTGCGTCTGCGTGCTTATAGTTATTAGCGGTATTGTGGAACACGCGGATACCGCCGACTATGTTTCTGCCGTAGCATACAGGTATTGCCTTTACCTCGCCCTCTGTTGGTACGCTAAGCCCCTTAGCAGCGTCTTGAGCACGCCTTGCGTCTCTTGCAAGCTTCTGCTGGTAAACCATTGAGAGTGCGGTGACTGCGATGGTTAGTACTTGAACAGCGCTCAGCGCTTCCCAAAGAAGTATAAGTGATTCAAACATTATGCCTTACCCCATTTTAAGAGAGATGCTCCTGACCCTACATGTATTACGTCGAAAGACGCATCGTTAGGATATTTATCTCTCATTGATTGTTTAGAAGTCATGAAGGTATTTCTCATATCTAGAGAGCCCATGGGGCTTGAACTTTCAAACGTAGCTGTGACCTTTCCTTCTGAGAAATTAAAGTCGATTGCAGAAGTGTCCACGGCGCCTTGGTAAATGCAGATGGTGTCGCGCATATCTTTAAAAGGAGTACCTGACAATACATTAATGCCATTAGAGCCTACTGCAGTCGTGCTGAGCTTGTTGATAAATCCAAATGTTAGCTTTATCTTCTTGCCAACTACGCCAGCATCGAACATTGCTCTGTATACGTTATCGACGTCTGCGAAACTTATTTTGTAAGCTTCTCGGTCAACGACGGAAGTCAGTCTTGGAGGGTCTGCAGAAACTAGCTTTGAGTTTGCAGTATATGTAATCCCATTGCTCATCGTGATGTCGTAAGGCGCTGTGGTGGTGGCTTCTGCAGGAATGCCTAACGCGTTTATATCGTACTCAATAAGGATGAAAACCTCGGTCTTGTCACTATTGAGCTGCGCCAGTATTGCTGGGCTTATTGTTTTCATTTAATTTTCTCCAAAAAGGTCAGTACACCAGGGTCCGTTAAGATACCATCAGTGTAAACAAGACCAGTAACAACAGAAGTATCGTAGACTGCTTTAAATGTCACCGTGTCACCGTGCTCCATAGAGCCTGCCGTCGTAGTTAGCAATCGAGGGAATATCGATAAGGTTCCGCTACCATTCAATGTAGCTGTTACCATATAGGTCTTATTGTGGCTTGTGAACCTTACAAATTCACCTTTATATAGCACCCCTGAATTCCCTGATATACTTACAGTAGAAGCTCCAGCAGTACCAGACGCAGCGATGCTTGAAAGGTTTGCGGGGTTGTTCTGTCCACGATAGACTTGTGGCATTCTAATATCAAAAGTCTCTGAGTGGCCATTGACGACACTGTGTACAAAGAAATCAGCAGAGTTGTTTGAGGGCATCACGCTAGCTTTTAGTTCCCAGCGTTGAGCACCTTGAGAATGTGTAAGCCTGTTTAGACTTACAGTATCCATTGCAAATACAGGTTTGTTGCTTGTCACAGACATAGGTGTGACGAAAGGGAGTGTTACCACTCCACCGATAAGAATTCCTGGCATTTTAAACCTTTATAGAAACATTAGGAAATTTAGACAAAGCGATGCTGCTTCGTGATTTTGCAGTGGCAGTGGCGGTGGTACACGAGACGGCCCCGCCCTGGGCCAGAACCGGCCCGACTGCAGCCCGTTTTTCGGGGCGCACACTTCGGCCATCGGGCCACGCCCCGGCGAAACCTACTAACGCTTCATTTCACACAAAGGTTAGCTTTAGAAATTACCTGGTATATGTATTACAACAACGCTAAAAAGGTGATCAGCTACGAACTTAAGTTCAACCTAAAAGGTTGACTAAATCCTCTAGCCCCGCCTCCGTTATTACCTTAGAAGGTAACAGTTGATATGGGTTGTTATATTATATATCATATACGATATAGTGAGCGCGCTACACCGATATCGCCGGTGCAATTTGCGCGTTATTCACGTCTTACTTGATGTTAGCTTCCCTGTTATAGGAATTAACACCTCTGGAAATATCTGGCAGCATTGAAATAATTTCACGCTTTGTTTGCCTAGAGATATCGCCGGTTACATTAATGTTGAAAGTAGCTTGAGAGCTTACACTCGAGCTACGCTTACTACTACCGCCTTCAATTGCTTTTGTAGACTCTGCAACAGATGGAATTAACGTTACAAAGCCACCTTCTGCAAAATGCGGCACCTTTCCTGAATTAATACTGGAAAGAATCTTACCGTATTTCTTAGTGGACGCAGCGTTTACTACAAACTCACCGTGGGATAACATGGCAGGGATACTGTCAGACGTTCCTGTCCCGGCACCATATACCATGCCGCCTGAGGCCAGTCCTACAAGAGACATTACATCTGGACTAATGCCTTCCAGGCCTGTCTTCAAGCCGCCACCGAAGAGACTGCCAATACTTGTGAAGATCTTACCAAAGCCTCCGAGAAGGCTTCCAGAAGAACCTCCACCTCCACCGCCTCCAAATAAGCCACTTAGGTTCTTGAGAACACCTTCGAAGCCCTTACCGAAGTTGGTTAAGATGCTCTCAAAGTCAATAGCACTCTCATTCATCACAGCGTCTAACGGTTTTACGTCAACCTTCAGATCTGGTAATGCGCCATCTGGACCTGTCTTGCCTGGCCCGAACCCAAGAACGTCAGCAGGTCCGACAGGATTACGCCTATCGTTCCAATTTGTTGGCTCTGGAAACAGCTTATTATACTGCGTATTTGCTGCCGACGCTGTAGCACCGCCACTGTCCTCTCCTTGAGTAAACGCCTTTGTCATCCACTTGGTCAGAAAGCCTTGTATATCTAGACCTTTAAATAGAGTGTCTGTGAAGCCTTTAGCAAAACCATCCACAATACCCGCTGTGAATTTATCAAGCAGCATCTTGCCGAATGCTCCAACCTTAATCTGACCTTTGAGTGCCTGTGAGAATCCTCCTGCAAAATCAGACTCAAACTGTGTGACAAATGCTGTGGCATATTTCCCTGCATTGACTGTATACTTAGGTGCATTTGTACCACCGGGCGCTGTCCTCGCTCGCTCTATGACGTCCCTAGCATGCTGCCAGTTCTCAGCTGCTATCTTGTCAGCCTTTAAACGATCGAAATCGCCTAACTCTTTACGCGAAGCTTCGAACTTATTGGCTTCATCAATCACGCTTATCAGTCGAGACATATCCGCTGAAGGCAGCTTAGCATACTCTGAAAGCGTTAATGTGTCCTGCTTGCCTTTACGGAGTTCATCGTTAAGTAATGAAAGACCTTCGATGTCTGATTTTCCACGCATAGACTCTTCAAGCGAAGAAGAGGAACCTTTATTAACCAATCTCGTGATGGTTGCCTGGGCTGCTTTTAATTCATCAGAATCAGTTTTCTCTTCAAACTCATTAGCGGGTGATCTTGGGGCTTCGATTGCGCGAACTGCCCTACGAAGCTCTGTAAGCTCCTCAGCTGTTAGTCCTCTCATAGTAGCTTCTGTGTATCGCTTGTTTAGCGGAGATTGCATTCCGTTTATTTTAGCTACAGCAGCTTTGAAAGAAGGACCTAGCGGATCCAGCTCTTTTGAGATTGTCTTGGACTTATCCCTAAGCATTTCTGCAAACCAATCTAGCATGCGCTCTAAGTAATCCCCTCCAGGGATAGACTTGAAATCTATCTTCTTGAGGTGCTCGCCGCTGCCGAATGGTAGATCGTTCCAATTATCATGTACATTCTTTGTAGCCACCTGGTTTGTTCGACCCCGCCACGGACTGAGGACCCCGGTTGAGTTAACGCGCGTAGCAATTCTATCAGCGTATTCTGTGGTAAACATGCCATTCTTCCCGGCAGCATCCTTGTCATTAGATTTAGGATTTATAGTCATGTCTCGTTGGATGACGCCACGACCTGCGTGATACGCAGCAGCTGTCAGCTTCACATCATAGCCGAGAGCTACAAAATCGTCTGTAAGCTTACGCATTGCGGCAGAGACTCTGTCGGATTCATTCTCAAATACTTCTCCAGCTTTCTTATAGGTATTAAAGGTGTCTCGAGTTATCTGCATAGCTCCTGCAGCGCCTTTATGGCTCACTGCATTCGGGTCACCAGACGCATTCTCAATACCCCTGATTGCTAGTACAAGCTTACTAAAGACGTCGGTATACTCAGCTGGGATTGATGCATCCTTATTTATCGCTGTAGATACGTAACCACCCGTGGCAAAGTGCCTTACAGTTTTATTACTGTTGATTTTCTCAAGGAGGTCTCGATTCTTACCCGTAGCTGCAGCATTTATTACGAATTCACCATTAGATAACATAGCTGGGATTTCATCAGATGTGCCAGTACCTTTTCCACGAATATGGCCACCAAAGGCTTTCTTTAGCGGATAATCGTCGAATGGGTTAGGTATCTTAAAGCTATCCCTAACACTTAGTACCTGATTCATTACAGGCTCTACGGAAGCTCCTGCAGGTATCCTTTCCAGTACACCAATAATACCTTGGGTGTGCTGCGGAAGATCACTGTATGCTCCGTTAAGTCGTGCGCCTCTGGAGACACCTTGCAGCATGGATGCTAGCGCGTCAAGCGATAATAATGTACCTGCACCTTTGGTCAGTGGGTTTCCAGAAAAGAACAGCGCTGCCGATAATGCCATGCGCGATACAATCGCGCTTATCTCTTCCTGAATCAGTTTAGACTTCGCAGCTTCAAAGGCATCGTCAGCTTCTTTAGTAGGATTAGGTCCAATTGCAGCATTTTTAAGCTTGCGCAATGATGCTGCGTATCCGCCATTCGCCCGCATGTATGCAATGAAATTACGAATAACAGGCCGTTTTGGTAACCCTGTGTGTTCTGACATCTTACCTGCAAAGTAATCTGTCGAGTTCGCCTTCCAGTCTAAGGGCAGTTGTGATACATCAAAGCTGCCAGCGTCACTTACAGTTTTATTACTGTTGATTTTCTCAAGGAGGTCTCGATTCTTACTCGTAGCTGCAGCATTTATTACGAACTCGCCATTAGATAGCATAGCAGGGATTTCATCTGAGGTTCCTGTACCTTTTCCACGAATATGACCACCAGAGGCTTTCAATAACGGTTTTGGGAAACCTAACCACGTATCTACATTCTTCCTAGGTATTCCGAGTTTAGCAAATGCTTCATAAGCGGCCTCTAGCATACCTGCAGCATTGCTTTGCGAGCTGTCAGCCATTACTGATATTGGGTCTTTTGGGTCTACGGGTGTGCCTATTTCAAGATCCCTATACAGCACACTCGATTCCTTGGGATTAGCTGTTTTTAGGAAGTTTCTAATCCTTTCAGGTAACTTCTCAGGCTTGTTTTTCAGTATTGATGCTTGGTGGTACGAGCGGAGCGCTGATGCCAGAGTAGCTCTGATGGTTGCATCCCAGTCTGGATACTTGTTGTTTGATAATGCCCAAAAACTAGCCTTAGCCTCCTCTACTATAGTACCTTTAGAATACTTTTCGCTATCTTTTAGCAATTCGCTTTTAAAATCGCCGCTCCCGGCATCACTAATAAACTGATTAGCATGTCCTAGTTCGTGCAATGACAGCGCGTACCCACGTGGTATGTACTCCTGCGACAACGCGCTTAGCCTGGGCAAATATACTTCTCCAGATTCTGAGCTAAAGAACGCGTTATCAGCAGATTCAAGCAATTTCTTGCGAAGACCCTTACTGCTCCATATGTTTTTAGCCGAGGCTTTCGACGACAGTGTACTAATCTCTTCCTGTATTTGCTGTTCTATTTCAGGGATTCGCAACAAATTGCTGTCAGTTCTTATTGGATTTATCAGACCACGACCTGCACCGACACCGACGATACCGCCGCTAGCACGCTTAATAGGCTTCTTATTGTCTGCCGTTTGCTCGTCAGGCCTTCCCTCTTCGATATCTTTAAGCGTTACATGTGTACCTGCGTTACTGAAGCGTGGGATGTATTCGTCAAGCTTTCCGAGTACAGTCTTCTTAACCAGCCAGCTGTTGGCCCAAAAGCCGTTAAGCTCCGCAGCTATTTCTGCATAACCGGGGACGATGTCTGCGTACCCATTAGAGCCAGACACATTCATCCAGCGTCCATTTGCACGCTTGCCGATAGGCATTTTCTCTTTAATAGCGCGCGCGTCTATGTCTGCGTATAGTGCAGAGATTCCGTCTTTGCTAAGACCATGCGGAATTTTCCGATAGTAAAAAGAATGCTCGCCGTCCTCATCTCTGAATGGCTTCTTTTCAGGATACTCTTTCGCCATACGGTCAGTAATGTAGCCACCCTCAGCAAAGTGCCTTACTGCTTTATTACTGTTGATCTTCTCAAGGAGTCCCCGATTCTTCTGTGTAGCTTCTGCATTAATTACAAATTCGCCATTGGACAGCATTGCAGGAATCTGATCAGAAGTACCTGAACCCCGACCCGTTATGTGTCCACCGGTGGCGTACGCAAATAAGCCATTTTGACTAACTGCATTTGCTTCGGATTGCTTCGAGGCTCTGGCACCAATAGCCTTGAAAAAGGATGAGATAGCGCTTGGGATTGTCCCAGCTTGTTTCTCAGAATCCTCTGCCGCTTTCTGAAGAGCAATAGCAGCCTTGTCGAGCGCTTCTGTCGTATTGATAAAAGCGCCGCTCTTCTTATCGCCTTTGTAAGAATCTTCTAGCTTTTTACGCTCTTTGTTGAAGTCGCTTACATCGCCGGTATCAAGCTGTAACGTACCACCTACGAAGAACGGAAGTCCAATCTTGTTACGATCTTCTTGCTTTGCTGCATTATTAATAGCATTTTTCTCTAACAGCTGTAATCTGGCCAGCGTTTCGCTATCTTTATATGCTGCGTAGTTAGGGTCGCGTTTATCAGTTTTGTTTAGGCGCTCTGTGTTATTATTGGCCCACACTTCAGCGTCATCTTTATCCTTGAACTTAGTAACACGGTCTTTAGGAATACCTAAGAAGTCAGCCGCCCAAGTTTTCCCAAGATTAGACCATTTAGTGAACTGCTCTGCAAACCAATCGAACTTGGCCCACACTGTAAACGCTGCAGCAATACCAACAACAGCTGCTACGATAGGTAACGACAAGGTGACTCCGGCAGTTGCCATCAGCGGTCCAAAAGCTAATGTCAACTGTGAAAGTAGAAGGCCAGTGAATGCAGTTGCAAACGCGCCCGCGACACCTAACAAGCCAGCTGTAAACATCGATAAGAAGCCAGCTACTACAGTTTGCCCGAGCATCGCTGAGGCCATGATAACAGCTACACGCTCCCACTCGGTGCTGTTTGTCATACCTTTCGCGATATTATTTCCAATATTCCAACCAGCTAGGGAGCCGAAGATACCGCCAATACCTGCTGCGGCATTTATGGTATTCGTCTTAAGCTCAGCAGCTCCATTACTAACTCGTTTGCTCAGTTCATCTGAATAACCTTTAAGCTTTGCAGTACTTTCCGACAATGCTTTGATTTGTGCTTTTTGAGTTGTCTCAAGCTTGTTAAAATCAGCAGTTGCAATCCTAGCAGCCTCTGCTAGCCTCTGGAAGTGTAGAATGTCTTGTGGCGAAGCACCATTAAAGCGAGCTTGGTTTGTATTGAAATTGTTTGAAAAGCCTGTAGGATGGACTACTTGGTTAGCTGTAACACGACTGTTAGCTAAGTCTTTTGCAATGCTTTCACCTATTTTGTTTCGTCCCATGCTCAAGCTAGACAGCTCTTTTATGGCGTCCACAGAAGCTGCTTTAGTCCTCTCCGCTTGCTTTTGGATCTCTTCAAGTTTTGCGGTACTTTTGTCTGTCTGCTTGTTAGCGTACCTTGCTTGGAAGGCCGTAGATAACGCATTTGCTGCTGTGGTAGGAGCTGTAGCAAGATTAATCAGATTTTTACTTACAAACTCGCGCCCTGCTGAGAACAGCAAGGACAGCTTTGCGATTAACATCAATGTCCCACCGAAGCCCTTCTCCCCAAAGATTCCAGAGCCGAATAACACATCAGTTACGCTCTTAACTACGCCTAAGAAAGACTCAGAGATGGAACCCATGACTCTATGAGTTTCTTCCTTATGTACATTCAGACCCACAGCCATCATGAAACCAGTTGTTAACAGACTCAACAGACTTGTCCGAATTGCACCAGTAGATGTCATGGCTATGATAGCACCGCCAGCTAGAGCCGTCACAACACCCATCAAAGGAATCTGAGCCTTTAACGGAACGAAAGTGTTAAGCAGGTCGTGAATGATTGGTCGCTGATCTGGAGAGGCTTTTTCTTGAGGACCGCCACCAGTGTAAGGACCTATCCGCATGATAGATTTGAATGTACCAATAGCTTTCTCAAAACTGGGAAATGCTATAGCTAGCTTATCCGCAGCTTTTCCAACAGCACCGCCAATGCCTCCAAAACCTTTAGCTAGTCCTTCAAATACGAAGTTAAAAGCCCTGTCAAAGAAACTAAAAGCAATCTTAAATCCATTTATTACAGCTCCAGTAATTGTCTCTATCAGTGTGCTATTGGAACCTTTCGCCTCCATCGCAGACGTGACACTATCAAAGAAGCTAGAAATGCTTTTCGAAATATCAGGAATCAATGCAGAAATTAGCACGCTGACCCCAAGCACGGCACTTATAACCTTGCCAATGCCACCAAAAGCATATGACACAATTGCGATGATTCCTGCAAAAGCCGACCCTGAGCCCATTCCAAAGACTGTGTTCTCTGTAGTATTCGAAGAGCCGATCGGACCTCCTGTAGCGTACCTTGGAAGTTTAGTTCCATTATTGATAGCTTCAACTAGTGCTTTGTTTTGTGAATACGCTTTTGCGTTAATCATAAACTCGCCGTTAGAGCCTAGCAAAAGTATCTCATCAGATGTACCTGAGCCCTTCCCATGGATAGGCCCGCCTGTCGCACGCTTTTGCACAGGCGCTGCGTTGCTGCTATTGCTTGAAAACAAACTCTTCAAACCTGCCTGGATTCCATTAGCAATGCCACTAAAGAATTCTACAAACTCAGCTTGAGATGGCAAAATATCTTCTGCCTTAATCTTAGCAATACTGAACTGCAAACTAAGCGGCTTCCTGAAGAAGCTTTCAACCTCCATCAGCAATATAAAAGCTTCAATCTTCAAACGCGTAATGTTAAATCGGATGTCTTCAGCGAAACGCGTGATACCGTCGGCAATCTTAGACATGTACCCTGGGATGCCCTGGTCGGCGGAGGCCTGGCCGGTCGCACCTGACGTGCCTGAGAAGACCTTAGTGAGTTCACTGAAAAGAATCAATCCAGAGCTCTTAAGCTTAGTCGTCGCCTGCGCGAAAGTTGTACCTAGTTTGGTAAACTGCTCATCTACCTTATTACCTTGGCTCATTAGAGCTTTAAATAGACTCTCTGAGGTAAGCTTACCTTCAGAGCCCATTTGGCGAACCTGGCCAATAGTCTTCCCAAATCCATTTGCAATAGTTTGCATCAGCACCATTGCATTCTCGGAGATAGAGCGAAGCTCATCACCTTGCAATACGCCTGAACTGAATGCCTGGCCTAGCTGCATAACTGCAGCTGCAGACATCTCAGCTGTAGAACCAGATAGCGCTACTGCCTTAGATACAATTTCGCTAACTCGAGCTACATCAGCCTGCTCTCTAGCAAACGTTTGTGTAGACTGGCTTAGCTTTGCGTACAGGTCAGTGACTTCTAACAAGCCTGTGCGCGTATTCATAGAGATGTTTCGAGTCTCTATAAGGGCTTGGTTAAATTCACCTTGCGAAGCTGTAGCAATACGCAACTTGCTTGTCATCGCAGTGATAGAGTCTGTAGCACTCATATAAGAACTAACGCTAGCTAAAGCCGCTACAGAGCTTGCAGCCACCACTGCCAATGACTTAAACTGGTCTGCAGCTTTAGTGATCGTATCTTGCAGTAGCGTTACTTGCTTGCCAGAGTCACCAATGGTCTTGGTGAACTTAATTTGGTTGTTAACTACATTATCAGTAGATTGTTTGATCTTTACGTATTTGCCATTAACAGCTTCTAACTGTGTTGCAGCAACACCAGTACTAGTATTGAATTGCTTAAAAGAATCAGAAGCTTGTTTAGCTGAAGCGTTGATAGCGTTCAGCTGTTTTGCTGCATTTGTAGTGCTTGCAGATGCACTCGATGAGAAGGGATTGAAGCTGAAGTTAGCAGCTACATTCTTAATTTGACTTATGGCGTCTTTTAGTAATTGTAGGTCTTTTCTTGCTTGCTCCGAATCCGATACTACTTGTACTTGGATCGGCATTAGTATTCCTTTAAAAAAACCCCAGCGGTTAGCTGGGGGTTACTTGCACAATTTGACCTAGAGGTTTGCCATGCTTCAACAGTGTCTTTTCTACAAAGAATGCAGGCGCTTGCTTTGAACTTCCGTGATTCAAGTCTTCAATGTAAGGTGTGTCATTTCTGATAATCGCCTTTCCATCTTTTAACTCGTATTCCCAGTTGTCACGCGCACGACCGGTGTCTACAGGTGTCTCATCCTTTAGCGCATGCACCATCTCGATCAGCTTAGACTCTGCGACACGCTGGCGCTCTGAAGCTAGTAGCTTAGAGAGTCTCGTAAATTCAGCGTCTGCACCTTTCAAATTAATTATCATAAAACCCCGGTGGTGTAGTGTCTCCGATAGCGGTAGCCATCTTAGAGAAGAATGCAGAGCTTTTTACAGCGCTCCCAACTGCAGCACTTGCTTTTTGTCTATCTGCTAGGCTTGGGAATATCTTAGTAATAGGCACGTCCTTGGAGAAAGCTGACATTATCATTGCAGCGCGATAGTCCTCAGCAGCACCTGGCGGACGCTCTTTGAAGAATTGAAGCCACCCAACGTATTCTTCGTACGGCATCTCCTCTAGTAGTTTGTACAGTGGAATCTTGAACAGAAAAGCTAGCTCCATCGTAGATAGCTCGTCTGCTGTCAAATCACTCACGGCGTAATGGCTGGACTCGGTGCCGTCTGCGTTGGCAGTTCTTTTGGGACGAGACCAGAGAACTCCATAATCTCATTCGACAGCCCTGCGAGATCTTCCATTGGAAAATCCTGCATATCAATATCAGTGATATCGTCAAGCTCAGGAGCTCCTTCACGAATCACAAGCATCAAGATCTTGACACCACTCATCTCATCTTTTGCGTCTTCAAGTACTTTCGTCTTTTCCTGGATACGAATGACTTGGTTGATATTGAGCTTGTTAATCGTAAGCGCTTCAGCCATGAACGTGGTTGCCTTGCTTGCCTTTTTACCGATGAATTTATTAGCCATTTTGATTTCCGTGTTGATTGTGATTGGGAGGTTGAAAGTTGGGACTTTAGACATGGCTTGCAGCTTCGTACGCGGCAATGTCTTCATCCAACGAGCGCTTCAATGCGTATAGCGTCGCGAGGGTATTAAACACCTCTTTAGACATTTCGTTATTACTATCAAACTCGGCAATCCGTTCTACGGTTTTGCGAATACTGATATCCACGCACTTACGCATGTGAGTCTTCGTGGCTTTCAGCACATAATTAAGGCTGAATGGTTTGGAATTATTTTCCATGAATTTCTTTCTTTATTAAAAAGGGCACTTTGTTATTTAAACTCTGAGCAAATAATGCAGAGTCCCTTTTGAGATTACTTAGATGGTGTATGCACCAAAGAACGGAGACTGGATCGACAGCGTGAGCTTGGCAGTCGTGGTGTCCGTCAGCGAAGGCGTAACCATCATAGCTTCCAGCTTACCAATCCAGTAGTATTGGCTGTTAGCCACAGTGCCAAGACCTGCAACAGTAGACGCATACTTTACGTCCGTGGTTGCAGTAGGCAGCGCCGTGAGCAGCGTAAAGCGGAACACATACTGTGCCTTGCTAGCAAGAGCAGATGCAAGCAGCGTAGCGGTGCCGTCAGCAGCCCAGTCAGAAGCCACGTGGTTGATGTCAACTTCGAGCTGAGGAGCATCAGCCTGGCCTTGAATCGTACTAGAAGTAGACTGTCCATAAACAGGCACCTTCACGATGTTGGCAGGCGTACCGATTGGCGGGAAGTTACGCACGTTAGCCATACGCACAAACGTTGCAGTACCGGCAGAAGTTTCGGAGATAACACCGGAAGTGTTAGTCAAGGCACCAGCACGCGTACCGCCAGCAGAAGCGATTTCCTTCTGGAAAAGCAGTTGGAATTCAGCAGCCGTGCTGAGAGCAGCCAAGTTAACAGCAGAGATATCAGCCGCAGGCATCGAGATCGACAGATCCGAAAACATTGCAGCGCCGAGAGCAGAAATATGAGCCATATTTATTATCCAAAGTAAGACAAAGAGATAGTGTACATTGTCCTGAACAATGCGGAATTAGCTGTGTCAGGTCTTCCTGGAGACATCAAGCTCGGTCCGAATTGAACAACACCAGTACCGCTGAGAAAAGATTTACCCACTAGATAATTGTCTAGGGTGTCGGCAATTTGAGATGATCTTAAAGGACCTTCTCCAGACGGAGTAAATATTTCTACTACCATTTGTCCGGCCATTTGAGATAGATTAGCGTAGGCTAGCGTCGGTGAAGACGTCAAAATGCTTACACGAATATATTCGTTACTAGGTACATTCCCTACGAAATTGCTAGGGAACGTTGCAATAGCTTCTGAAACCCATTGCACAGAGCTGAATGTCGCAAAAGCAGCGCTTTCGAGTTGTGTGTACTTACCCATTATACAGCAGCTCCTTGCATTCGCGAAAGAGATATTGTAATGAGGAAGCCGTCATTCTCGTAAGGCAACTCCATATTCCAGGTCTCACCGTTAATTACGACCTTGTCGTATACCGTCAAGTCATCAGCAGTTTCAGCTAGCAGGATAACACTCGCGTGTATGCTGTTGTCGTCGTTGCTTCGACGCTTCTTCTTGCTGAAAATAGCTTTGATATTGGTGGTTCTAGCAGCTCCTTTCGAAGCAGCTCCGGTTGCAAAATCAAAGGATACTGAATCTTTCTGGACTAACGTGATATCTGTAGCGAGATTTCCAATGGCTTTGAAAGCATTTCTAGCTTGCGCTTGAATAAGTTCTCTGTAGCCCATTAGTTAGCTCTCCACCACCCTGTACCACCACCTTGCTTTAGCATAGGTGCGATAATAGAATGCACAAAGTTTGACAATCGCGGAGCAGGTCGAATCCCGGTAAGGCTAATTGGACCTACCTTAATGTCCGGAACCACACTCGTCTCATCTAGAATACTTTCGTTTGTCAGGATGTGAAGAGCTTGCTCAACAGTTGCTTGCACAAGTCTAGCAGGGATGTCTACGAACGGTATTCTGTAACCTACCTTGTGATCTAGATAGAACCCGACTCTAGGAAACGCTAGTGGCTGATCTGCACTTACGGCATACCCATTCCAGATTTGCGTCTCTAGAACCAAGGTAGCTGCAACCAATGCGCCTTCTTTAGCGGGAGTACTGCTAGCAGTCCACACACCATTTCCTGCGCGATTTGACATGTAGGCATCAGCTTCGGCAACATCCGCGTAAGAGTTTGTACCTTTTACTAGTGCCATAAGTGCTCCAGATTAAGCGTGGAAGATCGGCAGAATACCGAGAGCCAGCGCAGATTGCGTCTTGCGCTTCCAAGTGCCTTTGGTGGTCGTCTGGATTGCAGCAGCGCCAGCAGTGTTCAAGAACGAAGCCAGAGCTTGCGGGGTGTTAGCTGCAACAGCCGAACCTGCACCGCTAACTGCAGTGTCAACCACATATTGATACTCAGCGTCAGAAGGGAACTTGGTGGTGGCACCATTCCAGTCATAACCACCTGGGTGAGCAACATAACCCCAACGATACCAGATACTGGTAGAACCGCCGCCGTTATAAGCGTCTTCGTTGCGCTGGATACCAACAGGCTCAGGCAATACCAGCGGCTCCATTGCAATCGCACCTGGCAGCACGATGAAGGAAGTCTTCACACCAGCGACATCGACACCAGCGCCAGTATTAAGCATTGCAAGCTCAGCCGTAGAAAGGCTTTGATTGGCACGAGTTTGGATCAGACGGAACTTACCACCGAAGATCGTGTCAAACATGATGTTACCTTCGGTGACTTTGGTCTCATCAACCAAGTTAGCCGAACGCAACGATGCCAGCACTTCAGGCGACACTACCAGATACGCGTATTCAGGCTCATAATCCTTCCAGGCCATGCCGAGAGCATTCAGGAAACCTTCAGCCCGCTGAGCGCCTTGTTGCGTAACGCTAGCTGCCACTACAGGTTTCGCAGAGCCAAGATCGACGTAGAAACCATACTTCATATCGGTAGGGTCATTTGAGAACGTTTGACCGCCAAGGCCGGTTGCGCCAGAACCCGTACCTGCACCATTCAGTACTTCAGAGACTGCAACACCCTTGAGCAACGAAAGAATAGCGTTATGCTCATCTTGCGACTTAGTTTCGCCAAAGTCCTTACCGATCTTGGCAAGGCCATCAACCTGCGAGATGACACGTTGCAGGTTCACTTGGGTGGCGCCATGCGTACGTACAGTCTTAATGTACGATGCGAAGTCGGAATCATACGTAGTGCCGGTACCGTTCGCAGCATTGGTTAGGGACGCAACGTTAATCGTAGGGTTGATAGGCTTGAACCAACGAACTTGACCAATGAAGGTTTCAGTATCGGTGGTGATATTGGGATTAGGACCGACAATACCGGTGCCAGAGAGCTTGCGGGCATTGGTGTAAGCTTCGTCAGAGTATGCAGAAAGCGCATTCTGAAGAGCGTAGGTATTTGCGCCGTTGATGTTGTTAACAATTGCCGTCATAGATTATTTCCAATTAAGAGAGTTTGATTGGACCTTTAGCACCTAGTGCCAAGATCTCTGCTTGAGTCATCGCGAAGACTGACTTCTTTCCGTTATTAGTGGGAGGGAGGCTAGCGTTATTCGCATTGCCACCACCACCACTATTTGGCTTGGATTTGAATAGGAATGATTGCTCTTCTTCCTTACTAAAGACTTCGCAATAGTCTGATACAGAAATTCCAGAGCGGTGTACCCACACGCCTTGATCATTCTGCACTAGATTACCGACAATTTCCCCGAATGCCATCGTTGCAGCTTTGTCGTTCTTGAATTGATAACCCTTGAGAGCATCTTTGACAGACACATCTCTGCTGAGTTCTGTATTCTTCTTACGCAAAACTTCAAGTTCCTGGTCACGCTGTGCGAGCCGTAGCTCATAAGCTTCCCTGTGCTTGCCTTCTTCTTCAAGCTTCTTCAGTTCAGCTTCACGTTGCGTTGCCTCAAAAGCAGCGACTTTAGCCATAGCTTCGTCACGAGCTTTGAAAGCATTATCGAGTTTGTCTTTAATGGGTTTCAGTTGAGCGTCGATACGCGCTTGTACCAGCTTTGCGACCATGTCATCGTCTTTGGAAGACGAAGGCGGTACAATCACAGGTGGCACAACAGGCGTTTCGATTGGGGTACCATCAGCGTTAAAACCAGTACCGCCACCATCAATAATTTCTTCAGCCATTTTATTTCCTTATAGGTACAACCTATTTATTTCAATTGTGGTACAACCACGAGCTATCAACGACCTCAAGGGTCGAGAATCTAAATGTAATACAAGAGCGTCCAACCAGCGGCTGGGCGATATTTCAACGTACAACGTCTCTTGTGTTACAATCTAACCAATTCCGTAATAGTATCTATTGTCACGAAATTTCTGTTCAACAGGACTTAGCACCATATCTCTAGTGAGGATGTCTTGCTCTGTTATTACTCTGCCGCCGACAATGGACCTCCCTGCAACAGGGATCAAACCGATGTCTTTAGCTTCATTCAAATACTTCCAATACAGTTCATCTGGAAGACCGCGTGCGCGCATCTCGTTAAGCGTTGCGAGGATAGAGTTAGCATCCAGCGCGTCTGCGTAGATCGTGCGTAAAGCATCTCTGCCTGAGAGCATGTCTGCAGCATTTGCAAAGAAAGCATCATGCACGGTACTGGTAGGTACTCCTGCTCGTCTTCCCCAAAGATGATATTGTTTCACAAGCGTTGCGTCGTTCAAAATGTTCAAGCAAATTCGTTACGTTTGCTCGGTTTACTTGCCAAGTATTTAATTAATAATTAGACCAATTCTTACCAACACGTATGTTGTAGATTGAAGTCTTGTGGATTCCGAACAGCTTAGCAATTTCGTTGTCGCTTAAGCCTTCTTTAAAATGGTTCCGTATTACAGGAATATCTGTAACCTTGAGTTTACCTTTATAATTTTTGGTTTCAATTTTAGGCCTGCTGATGTGCTTCCATGTCTTACCGTTCCATATATGGCTTATCGCCGCTGCCGAAACACCATAACGCCTACTCACATCAATTACTGAAATCCCTGTTTCAATAAGACTAATGATTACGATAACTTGTGCCTCAGTTAGTTTAGCGACAGTACACTCTTCGCCTCTGCTAGCTAAACCTGTATCCACAGCATGCTGTACATTCTCTTTTATGGTTGTCCATTCTAGATTTTCTACTCGATTGTTTGATGGGTTACCGTCAATGTGATTCACAATAGGTAAGCTCTTAGGGTTTTCTATAAAAACTTCAGCGATTATCCGATGTACCGCAATTGAGATAGGTTTGCCACCAACCCACGCATTTATTCTGGCGTACCCTTGTCTCGAAAGAGATGGCTTTAAAATACGACCTACGTGGCCGCTTCTGATGTATCCTGTATTAGATACCTCGTATTCACTATCTCGCCACTTTTTCCAAATTTCTTGCATATTTTTTCCAAATGTTGCTTGGCAAGCAACTCCTGCAATTTCGTTTCCTTATATGCAGATCAGACTATATCTTCAACTCTAAGAGTTGTCTCCCGTTTCGAGCTTACTTAAGCTCTACGCCTTTCGGCTAGTCGTTACACCTTACGCTTTCGCGTCTTGGCTCGGTATTGTCCACAACGTATGGAGTTCCACCGAATTAGAGAGATTTATACACAGCAATATCTACTGTGATTCCCATTAACGGCATATGCTGTACGAGCTTTATTCGAATCAGCAATGTCATTAATCTTGTTCTCTTTACCTCTAAACTCTTCCCACCATGTAGGGTCTGTTTTTTGGTTTACCTGTAAGATATTGTTTACCCACTTACCCTCGCTATCTTTGTAGGATAGTTTCTCTTCGAATGTTTGCGTAAAGTTTTGCTCTAACGTAACACCATCAAAGTTCACCCAAGGCACATTAGTCCACGCCTTGTCGAGTTTATTTGGAATACCAATTTCCACACCAGGTGTGATATCTTCAGAGAACAACGAATACTTGCCTATCTTGAACCCCGTCCGCCTGCGCTTAGGTGCTTCCACACCATTAAGAAAGCTATCAGTAAAACTTCCAGGAATATAGCCAGGAATTCGCCTTAGCATCTTCTCGCGAAGCGCTTCGTCCTTGATTCCAAGAATGTTGTTAAGCCAAGTCGGAAGTTTCTTTCCAGCTTTCTTTTCGCCTAGCAGAAGAGTTTTCAACAAGGCTTCAGTATCAATATCCGATTGGTTTGGCTTGGCATTCTGAAGATAGTCATCTGCCAACCGCCCAAAGAACTTTGTAAAATCCTTCAGAATCGGAACCTGTACTGCGAGCTTCTCACTCATGATCTTAGCTACAATCTGAAAGTCATCAGGAGTGACAACTTTATTGTAGCTCCTGCTAAGCTTCTCAACATATTCTGTGGTCTTCGGATCAAGGAAGTACAGCTGCTCCATGATCTCGTCGCCTGGAGCTAACCCTTTGTTAAATATATCTCGAACGTCTTGCCTTAAAGCTTTTAGTTCTTGATACATATCAGGATCGAACTTTTCGTAACGTGCCATACGCGCTGAGATCTCTGAAAGGACAGCGTCGCGCTCCGCAGCCTTTACGACGAGGAGTCCTTCTTCTTTGCCTAAGACTTTACCCAGTTTTGCTTCTACGTTGAGAATTCCTGTCCGCTCCCCTGCGCCATAGAACGTTCATTATATTGTTAAATAGTGTTCGTTAGTCACTATTGACTTCTTTAAAAGTCCTGCATGTTGCCATGCAGATCAGACTATATCTTCAATCTTTCGACTGCCCCGCGTTTCGAGACCACTCAGTCTCTACGAGTTTCATAACCTTTCAAGGTTGTCTACTCTAGTCGTTGAACCTTCAGATACTTTTCAGTATGAGCTTGGCTGCTGATTGTCCTTTGAGGAGTTTCCAGCAATTAACGGGGTTTATACATGGCAACTGTCCACCATGTTTTGTGCCTTCGAAGCTTTACGCAGGTCCTTCTCTGTTAGGTTCAGTTTCTTGTTCAGCTCAATAAATCTAGGATCATTGAACGTACTTGCTGCAATTTCGTCGTATAATCTTTGCTTCTGATTTGTTGGCACGACATTACTAAGCTCCGCCAACTGTTTGTTACGTGTAGTCAACGCAATGATCTGAGCACCGCTGGATGAAGCATCCTGCTCAAGGGCTAGCGCAGTTTTGTAACTTTCCATTTTAGATAGATTCTTAAAGTCGCCACCCAAATGCTCATTGATCTTAGACATCTCCAAAGCAAACCTCATGAGCTTGCCTTGTTCTTCGCCATCGATCTCTGCCATTAGCCTTGACTCAAGAATCTCTCTAATATCCCCAGGCTTGCCTCTGCGCATGAGATTACCAAGCTTAATCATCTCATCACGTTGCGCTAAGGCAATCTGCTGTCGTCCCTTTACAGCTAGCGAATTGTACTTACCCTCAAGATGATCGCTTGCACCACCTAGGAATGCTCCGATCTGATCCTGTAGGTTCAAGTAGCCTATCTCTCCAAGCGTCTTGCTTTCTGCAGTACTTAGATAGGGCCTGAAAGTCTCGCCTGACTGTGGTCCTATTAGACCCCGCTCGTAAATGCGAGCACGATGGTCCAGGAAAGGATGATTGCTGAAAGCAGCGTCTTTCTCCCTAAGCCATTGCATTGCTTTGAAACGTTCATAAGCATCACCACGCTCAGAGATATAGCTGCGATAGTGATTCAGATCGCTGTAGTACTGCGCCTTACCTTTATCATCAACGAAGTTAAGAAGCTTTTGTGTGAAGTCATAAAAATCAGGATCGATCTTATATTGCGCAGACGAAGTCCAATTAAGTGCATTGGCCATGTCTTTATTTACAACTGTCACAGGAAACTCTGAAAAGCTGCTAGTAGATGTAATTGGAATACGTGTATCTGTGAAGCCTAAAGCTCCACGATCTACGAAGTACGTCTTATAACCTTCTCGAATCACCAGTCGATTCTTAGGCGTAGTTACACCGATGCGTAGGCCCAGCTCGACACGTCTGGTCAACTTTGCGTATTCGGTAATTCTAGGGTCTACAACACGAACGTTAACGCTAAACGTGTCATAATAGGGGCCAAAATACCTTCCACCCATCCGACTCTTCATTCTTCTCTTCTGCACACCGAATGTTTCAAGTTCGTAGAAGCCTTTATCCTTGGCATCATCCAACAGCTTGACACCTAGATTATACCATTCGTTTCTACTACCACGGTACTGAGCTTTGTTAAACAGATCACGCCCAAGTGCTACCGCGAGCTGGTCTCTATCAGGGGTGTCTGCATAACCTAACCGCTTAGCAAATGATAAGTAGAAATTATCAAGTGTCTTATCATCTAGCCTGAGCTTGAGCTTCAAAGGTAGCTTATAGTCAAGCACATTTCGGAGCTCTTTTGCGATCTTAGGGGCTGTCTTATCTTCCCACTTATTCTTAGCGTAGATATTCTCCGTGAAATTGTCATGGAGGTGCTGTAATTGCACAGGACCTAAAACAGGGTCCAGGTAATCCATTTGCTTAAGCTTATGAAAAAGATTAGCATCCTTTCGGATCTGTGTCTCCATGTAATCTGAGACGTTCATCACAGAGAACTTCATTTCACTGTTTAAAACAGCCTTGAGATTACCCCAAGGTTCTGGGTTCTTGCGGAAACGTTCGATATTAACACGCAGGTTTTCGCTAACTGCAGCGCGTTCATTGATACTCATAGTATCCGAGAGGTTGCCTATGAACGCCTCTAGAAACTTCTTATCTACATCCTTCAACACTTCGCTTTCTTGAATCAAGCGTTGCGTATTAGCAAATACAGCTGGGTTGGGTTGGTATAGACGAGAGTCTTCATACCTACCGGTGAGCGGGTTAAACTTCATCTGCTCTTCTCTAGGAGGAGAAGATAGCACTCTATTTCGTGTATTCTTTTTGTTGTGCAAAAGTGTTCCACGATAATTTGTCATAGATAATGTACCGTCAAGCTCTCCTGCCTGCAGCTGATAGTATTCCTTCAGAGCTTTCTGAATCTCGGGACTCTCATAGATTTCGTCTGGCCGAGTAGCGCCTAGTTTAATAGTGTCCAGTTTTTCTTTAGCTAAGGCGAATCTCCGGGTGTCCCCAGGCACGCCAGCGCCGGGTTCGGTAAGCAAGCGCAGCTCGCGGGCGCCCACAGAAGCTCCAGAAGGATTGGTGAATTGGTCGATATTGAGC